TGCTATTCGAAAGCGGGATGGGCGCTAGGGGATTGGAAGGGTGATGAAAGTATTCGGGTGGCTATCCGGAAACTCGAGCCCACTTCAAGTCCTGGTTATCCGTACTGCTTGGTTTATGCCACAAATGCACATTTGTTGGCTGACGTCGGTGAGGAAGCCCTTGTGGAGAAGACGCGCGAGCGTATTGGAAATTTGTTGAAAGGAAATTTTTCAGATCCAATCCGAGTGTTCGTTAAGCGAGAACCTCATAAGCAAGATAAAATAGAGAAGAAACGATGGAGATTGATTTGGTCAGTCTCAGTTATGGACCAATTGGTTGATTCGTGTCTTTTTGGTTCTAGCTTGCAAAGTGAGATTGACAATTATAGGGACATACCTGGTCAGACTGGCCTTGATATGGGACCTGGTTGGCATGAGTTGTATCGCTCTATGGACGTTGGTGAGAGTCGTAATGATTACCTCGAGATGGATAAGAGTAGATGGGATTGGACCTTTCGTGATTGGGAGTATGAAGCAGATTTGGAATCACGTCGTCGGTTAATGGTTAATTGGTTTGAGAACTTGGACCGGTCTAAGGACTGGCATGAGTGTGCTAAAATCCGTTACCAGCAACTGGCGAAGTGTAAGTTGGTTTTGTCTGACGGTAGTTTTTACGAGCAGGAAGTGCCCGGAATTATGAAATCAGGGTGTAAATTGACAATTTCTGCTAACTCACGTGTTCAGATGCTGTTGAAAATTTTGTTTGTTCAGGCGAAAGGTGTTGGCTTCGACCCTGTTAATCATAAGTTAGTCTCCATGGGGGACGATACTCTTGAGAAGATGGGTAATTTGTCGGTGCCTGAGTATGAGCGCTTTATTGGTAAATGGCACCATGTCAAGTATAGTAAGATGGGTCCGCTCATTGAGTCTACTTTTTGTTCTAGCGGTTGGAAATTGGTTAAAAATCGGTTTGTTTCTGTGCCTCAAAATTGGGAGAAGCTGTTGTATTCGTTGAAATGTAAAGAGAAGAGTCGGTTGAAAGATCAGGATTCAGCTGTTTACAGTGCTTGTGTCAACCATGCTTTTGCCGGTGATGAAAGGTACGGGTTATTGGATCGGTTTCTACGTTTGAAAACCTTAGATGGACAATTGAAGAGATCGCAAGAGTTCTTTCAAGACTATCATTTCCCTGGTTGTTAGATTCCGTTTTGCGGCCGGCGAGGCTGCAAATTCAGAATGCCTAAAAAGAAAAAGAAGATGCTTGGACCTCTGGGGATGTTGCCTTCCCCTGCCAAAGTGCAGCTGGTTGCTGTTCAAAACCAGAAAAAGAAGAAGAAGAAGAGGAAG